TTCTTCATTTAGTGATGTTTCTTTTTCGTGCCAGTCCAAGATTGCTTGAGCCAACTCTTCAGCACTAGTTATCTGATGGTTTGAAGCATTGCGAGCATGGACTTCTTTTATGAGCTCTCTCAACTTCTCTAACTCACATTTCTGACCAATTTCTTTCCAGGGCTTAAATTTATTTGTCATAATAATCCCTCCTTCATTGGCTTACTTGTGAGTGCTTTTCGGATGAAATCTTTAACTTGATCCCTTGTATAAGATATACATAATCCTCTATGAGTTAGTGGATGCTCTTTATCAAACGCCTCCAAAACCTTCTCAACATCAATCTCCAGCTCAGCTAACCTAGAAGCTATTTCTTCTTTGGTTTCCCTTTGTCTCATTATTCCCCAACATTCATAACAAGTTCCAACTTGACAACAAGGGTGCTTATATTCTTCTTTCTCCCCCACAATAGAATCAATAGTTTTCTTATCTAGACGCATTTAGAGCCTCCTTTCTTAAATACTGAATCATTTTACACAAAGCATTGACAAGGGATATATCTTGTTGTAGGTGATTGCTCTCTTTTCTTGAATAAGAATCTCCATTTTTAGTGTATTCTATTCCCCATGTCCAATATGAAACATTGTACCACCCTTGTTTTTTCTTTTTCATTGTCATGTGGTCTGTTTCACATTTACCTATTTCCAAATTTCCTAGTTTTTGTGTGTAATCAGGGATTAAATCCAAAGCCATTTGAATTGTTATGGCTGGGTAGTCAAAAGTTAAACTCCCTTGATTATATGGTCTACGTTCTAATTTTATGGATTTATTCGAATATAAACACCACCACCACTCAGCATCAGGAAACAACTCTGCTAAGTCTTTTGAATAAGAAATATCAGCCCATTCAGAACTTACACATTTTTCCATGTTTTTCTCCTATATATATATAATTTATAGTAGTTCGGTGTACTCCATATTCATTAGCTATTTGCTTTTGACTTTCACCATTATCTGTACGAATTCTAATATCAATCACATCTTCTTTTGTTAATACAGCACGATTGAATTTTGTATTTTTTTGGTTATCAGCTAATCTTTTTAAATGTTTTCTTTTTTCGTCCGTCATATCATATTTGCCATGGCATGAACAACATAGTTCAATATAATCATCTGGATTATGGGAATACTCTCTGTCTTTTATCAAAGCCCAATGGTAAGTTTTACTGTTGCCAGAACAATTTTTTGAAGTACATTTACTAGCTTTACCTTTACATTTTTGAACCCACTTATGTTTGGCTATATATCCACCAGTTCCAAACCTCTTCTTCTCTAACTCGACTCTAGCTTTAACCAATTGTTGCCTTGATTTTTCTTTATGAGCTTCTGTTCTTTCATATATTCCTGTTGGCATAAATTCTCCTTTCTGCATATTCACTAATTGACATCTTTGTCCTCCTTCATTGACTCACCGAATATATACTCTTCACACGACATTCCTAGTTCATATTCAATATCACAAAAGTCCATACCACAATATCCAACAAATAAATCTACTGCTGCCTCTCTATCATTTGGATGTGCTGCTAATGCTGCTTGTTTTGCATCAAATTGTCTGCTCATAATTTATTCTCCTTTCATTGGCTTACTTGTGAGTGCTTTTGGTGGTTCTGGTAGTGGCATCCAATGAGTTACTTCCCATTGAATAGGTTGTGGAATACTTGTTCTTGTTACTGTTTTCCATTCCTTTCCATCGTGTACAGCTACCCCACCAGACACAATCACTATTCTATAAACTTCTGGCAATCTCTCCTCAACACTTATCCAATCATTCTCCACTGGCTTGAAATGGGAGTGTATTGCTTGGGCTGTTAGCTTATATTTATCTATTAAGCCACAATTACAATGCTTAATTGGATCTTCACCTGTAACCCATGAATGACAATCCTTTTCATGGTCGCCCCTTCTAAACAATGTTAAAAATATATCTTTCTCCTCAACACTCAACTCCTTGCTTACTCTGGTGTTCCAGGCTTGGATTGCTTCACATTTCTCTGCGTATCCATTTGAGCATTGTTCACAGTATTCATCCAAGCAAGACCACCCATAACAATCTTCTGTTCTGCACCCTATATCATATAGTGGATACTTCAAGGCAAGTCTTTTCACAAGAAACCCCTCACCTCCACAGAATGGACAGGATGATAATGCTGGTTCATCTATTTCTAAACTATTTGCCATTGCTAAATTTCCATCACACATTTTTCCCCTCCCTTTTAATTCAACCAACCTAGTCTTCCACCATAGTAGACAGGCTCCCATGAGCTTTTCGGTTGGCTAGTTATTGTTTCCTTCTATACAATCCGTTATTAAATAAATTCCAAAAAAAACCATAAGACTTAATAAAGCAGCAATAACTAAAGTTACTAATAGTATCAACAGCTCCCCAATACTGTAAGCATAAATCCCTATCAATATAAACGGGCTTGGCAATAACAACGTCCCCACAATACATTTCCATTTCTTTTTAAGCCAGTGCATCTTCTACTCTCCTTTGTTATTTGGTCAATCTAGCTTTTCACAATCCCAACACTCTTGCTCGCCCTTATTTTTACAAGCTTTACAAACTTCCTCTTTATCTATGTACCAAGGTGTCTCCATTTCTTCCCCTCCCTTTCTTTCAACCACCTGTTATTAAAGTTTAGATGGGTTTGTTTTAATTAGGTCAGCCCTTGGTAGGGCAACAGTACGTTGCTCATTGGCTGTCTTAGCTGTCAGGTTTCCAAACCATGACCCAAATGAATTGAAGTAGGTAAGTACCGTTCAAGACGGATTCCTGATTTGCCGAGTCCCACACTTGATTCCGAGGGGCTGACTCGTATAGTCACCTTACATAAGCTAGTGGTTACTCACCATTAAGCCTGGTCTCGTCTGATAATCCAGTACTTTGTTGCATGATTCCAGGCACTCAGGATTTATCTGTGTCTACCTATTCCACCACTACTCCAAATTATTAAAGAACGTATACAGTTTACTGTAAACTATAAACTATAAAACATCATATATGATACTTTATATAAGTGCTGATTCAGGCAATGCTTTTAATGCTACAACATCTTCAACTAGATTAGTTGTTCTTTCATACTTGCCAGTTTCAGGGTTTAGTTCATCTGCAAACTTATGTTTGATATTGCCCATTATTTCTTTATTGGAGATGTCTTCAGCTAAGGCTTCGGCTGCTTCATCTGTAATTCCACCTTTTACTAACGACAGCTTTAAGTTCAATGCTTTTGTTAGAGACTTAAGATCAGATAGAAACCAGCCTTTAGCGAACCAGTCTGCTGAGGAATCGTAAGAATCTGGATTAGCATAGTAAGTAATGAATTTAGAAAGTACTTTTCCTGTATTGTCTGGAATGTCATCTGTTGTTCCTTCCCAAAAATCTCCAATTTCACTGTCTACTACTGCATCTGGTACTCTGAACTTGACAATTAAACTTCTCCAGTTACGTGGTTCACCTTCTTTTTCACTTAGTACTTTTACATCTAGAATTGTTAACTTTACATCTTTTGCTTCAGGTATTAATTGACTCATTTTTTATTCTCCTTTTTGTTATTTATAATAATTCTTTTTCACATTCTTGCAGTATTTCTCTACATCCTTGCAACACTTTTAAGCATGCTGCTTTTAATTTTAAATCTTCATATTCTTTTTTACTTATTGTTACTGTTTCTTTATTCATTTTTACGCTCCTTTTTGTTGAGCTTTGGGCTCGTTTGTAAATTGTTTAAATAAAGTAGTTCTTGACTTGGTTATTGTTAATTATATTATATTTATTTATAATGTAATTTATTCGGTTAATCGGTTTAAAGATGTTAGTCGTTATAACATTAATGGTTACTTTGGTAGTAAGATACCAGCCACAATCCGAATTTGTGTGCCTTTCGGCGTGATAAGTTTGCAACAATGTTATATAACATCTCCTTTTTAAAGGGAAAGGGCAACCCTTAGTCAAGCCAACTACATATTATTATTGTTTAAAATCTGAGAAACAATCTTCTGCTAAAGATACATCTGTTGTCCAGTTCTGTTGTTGGATTGAAGCATCTATAAGACGTAACTGTTTTGCATAGAAATCATTCTCAGCCAGTACTTGTGATAAAGTTAACTTTGGTACATTAGCTGTAACATCATCAAGTGAATCTGTAATGTTAATACGCTTAACTCTAACCTCATAAATATCAGCATCTTTGATTGGTTTTATACGATCAATTTTTCCCTGTAATTCTTTGCGTCTTAATAAACATTCTGCTAATTTTTTGTTACTCATTTTATGCTCCTTTTTGGGCTAATTTAATTGCATCGGTTACTGTTGTGTATGATACGTTTTTTATTATTTCTGGAAGATTATATCTATTTTTAGCCAACTTACCAGCTCCTAAATCTGCTCTAGCTAGATAATCGTACTGGTTATCGCCCTTACGGATTTTATCTAAAAACAGAACTAAGGAAAACATGCCCGGTGCTTGATTACGGAATCCACCTAGAATGTCAGCTACAATATCATCTTTACCAACTTTCTTTTTTAATGCTTCTTCGTGCTCTTGTTTGATGTGGCAGGTAACCACAACATTGCCAGGAAAAGAACAAATATTGAGTAAAGTAAACTCATAAAGCCAACGACCAAGAACACCGTACATACCCCTAGTATCATCTTCTCCACTCCTTGTTGTTTGTTTCTGGAATTGGTTTATATACATCCATCTATTTTCAGCGAAGTAAGTCATATTGTCTAAGATTAAGGTCTCAATCTTTCCGTCTCTATATAACTGGTGAGCTTCTTTAAAGGCTTCAGCAGTTCGTAAGAAAACTTTATCTACTCCCTCCAATGGAGACGGAATAAAGTACTCTTGTTTAACAGTATTGGAAGAAAGTTTAGGATTCATCATAACAGAAGTATATCCATCGGGTTCGGTACTTATCCAATAACTCTTAGGGTAGCTACCAGCGAAGAATGTTTTTCCCGATCCAGGAGGACCAACAATTAAAGATTTTATAGTAGTTTTCATATGGCAACCTCCTTGTATTTATTTATTATTCTATAAACAGTAGATTTATGTATTGCAAAATATTTACAAATTGCATTTATGTGACAACCATAATCGTAAAGAAATAACATTTTAATTTCATCATCCTTATCAAGCTTTCTTCTTTTATAATTTCCTTTTCTTATTAAACCAACCTCAACAGCTTTTCTAAAATTTTGTTCTCTTGTAAGAAGTTGTAAATTACATATCCTATTATCCAATTTATTATCATTAATGTGGTCAATAGTTAAGTACTCAGGGTAATTCCCCCAAGAATAAAAAGCTATAATTTGATGAAATTGAAATTTATGTCTATATTTATTTAAAGAAAACGATGTTCTTCTATAACCATTTTTATCAATATTACCTGTTAAAACTCTTGGTTCCTTTAAAGTTTTATTACCTATTTTAAGTTGGACTATCTCACCTTTGTCTGGATTAATTTCAAATCTATTCTGAGATAATATCTCTTTCAAGATTGCTTGCCTTTTTAATTTCATTGTTACCCTCCCATACTCTTGTAATTGTACTTTTTAAACCTGTATTATGAACATCCTTCATTCCTTGAAATAAAAATTTTGCAAATACAAATGACAATGTAAATATTGATATCATTATCAATACTACAAATACATATATTATTTTCATTGTTGTTTCCTTTCATTGTGGACATGGCCACGTTGTTTGTAAAATTATTTATCTAACATTGTTCCAACAAAATATATATTTGCAATTATTAAATATGTGTCATCTTTAAAAATACAGTAGCATATCCCAGATACAATTCCTATTGCTAACATAATTATCGACATATTAATTCTCCTTTATTGTTTCAAATACCCATATGGATCTGTTTCTTCGTATAAACAATCTGTAATTGACTCATCTAATTCTAAACCTCTGGATACTTTACAAAGTTCTTTGTACTCACAGGAAGAGCAAATTATTCCACTCCATGAACCAGTTGACTTCAACCACAGATCATTTTTACGAGTGTACTCAATTAAATCAATCCATTGTTTGGTTTGTTCTCGCCAATCTTGTATCTCATGTGGGGTACGGTTGATGTAGTCCCTTTGAAACTTGACTGTAACAAAACCTTCTGGAACTTCCATAAAACCGTCATATGCTGAAGATGTAGGCTTTCTTTTCAATAGTTTACATTCAATTGCATTGAGAAGAATACCATTACATTGTCCGTAGTCTTGTATTGTAGATTGAACTTGTGCAGAGATTTGGGAATTGAGGAAGAATTTGCTGAAGTAGTTATATGAGATTGATTTAGTTGTTTTATGTTCCAGCCCAAAGATATTGTCGTTATGCTTTATTACTCCGTCTTTCTTTACAATGAACTTATGTTTGCCTATATCTATATATGAGGTTTTCTCAACTTCTAAGACCTCAAACTTGGCATCTTCTAATTTGTATTTTTCAACGTATTTTTGACAGACAAATTCTAAAGCTTTTAACGAGTACTGGGGTAAATCTTCGGGCTGGACATAAGCTTCTGCTAAGGTTCGCGGCTGTAAACTTTTTCCTAAAAACAGAGTCTCTAAGAAAGAGTGTACGGCTGATCCAAAATACATTGCTGCATTTGAATCATCTATTATTGACTTTCTAAATCCTTTTACATACTGTAAGTAATAGGACATTGGACATTTTTGGAATTGAGCAAGTTGTGAGTTATCGTAACAATTTTCAATATTTACAGTCATTTAAAACCCCCCAGTTTTAGTTTTAGGACCACTCTTCTTACTTACTATTGTATCTACTTTTATTGTAGTTGCAATCTTTTTTTTCACTTTTTTTACCTTTTTCTTCTTCGGTGTGGAATAAAGATAGTCCAATGAACCATCAACATAGAGGTCATCATATACTATTGGCTCAAGTGGAATTGATGCGTCAATATTGTTTAAGTATTTTTCTTTTAGTCTACCCATTGTGTTCCTCCCTTTTGTCTTCAATAAATTGATTAAAGTCACCCATACACATACTGCATATTTCAATCTTGTTTCTACCCCAAGAATTTTTTCCTTTAGTTCTAGTCCACCATTTATTTTCAAAAAGTGAATAGTATGTATTAAATTCAGAATTAACATCTTCACAAATATCACACACTCTTTTAATTCCCATTTTATTTACTCCTTTCTTTGTATAAAACCACAATCTCCATATTTAATTAAATTAGGCGTTTCATTCTTTCCATCACACCAATCCCAATTCTTTGGTGCTTCATCCCCATCATGCTCCATTATAAATCCAATTGGCACACAATGATTGTATAACTCTCTTTTAGTCCATTTTATTTTAATCACTTTATCTCTCCTTTATTTTAAACACAGTTGTTGGAATTCCATTCCCAATTGTTCTTTTAAATGTTCTACTAAAAGTTCTGACTTATTAAATCCATCATACTCCATATCTGCTGTTATTTGCTGTTGTATTTCTAAAGCATGATATAAAGATGATTTGTAGAATGCTATTTCCATTTTAATCCTCCTTTAAGAATCGGTCAATAATAAACTCTTCAATTAAATTACTCCAAAACTCAGTCCTTTTATGTATTTCGTCTCTAAGGAATTGCATTTTGGCTTCTTCGTCTTCTTCTAATATAGTGTATATACTGTCAATGTCTTTTAAACTAAAGTTTAATTTAGTAAGTGCTAAGACTTCGCCAATAGTCTTTACCTCAGAGTCTGTAAGCTCTGAACGAGTGCCCGGAGTTGGATTAGACTTGAGAATTTCAGTCTCTCTTTGTATTTTATTGATCCAAGAAGCTGAAACCTCGTACTTCTGTGCTACTTCTGTTAATGTATATGATCCGTCCATGTTAGGCATTTCGGTCCTCCTTTAATAGTTCTGGTGATTGATAAATGTTGCTGATTACTTCGAACTCTTCAATATCTTCAAATTCTTCATCATTATATAATGATGCTGATAAAGTAAATCTTGCATAATCTTCTCTCCACTCTACCTTATATATAACAGCATTATTTCTTTCAGGGTGTTTAACAACATCCCCCTCATAAATCTCAACTTCTTTCGAGTCTTTGATTCCTGTGTATTGCATAACGACATACTGGTCACTTTGTAACAACTCTCCAAAACTACGCTCCCCAGAAGTTTTATCTGATTCACAATAATCATATGTATTCTGTACATCATACAACATTCTTGGTTTATGATGTTTTTCTGGTATACCTGGACAAAATACCCCAACTTTATCCCAAGCCCTAAATTTAAAAATACGAGACATTATTATCTCCTCTCTTTATCAAGTGCAATTCTTCTCTAATTTGTTCCGGTGACATTGCATAAACATCCTTAATTCGTGCAACACACAATTCATTGAACTCTTTATCCTCTTGTATTTTATTCATTTTTATATACCTCCTGTTCAATTATGTTAACCTCACGCCTTATTGGCTTGATTCGATCCTCTATTTCTTCCAAAATATCAAAATATGCTTTCTTTTCGGTCGGATATTTAGACCAATTAAAGTCATATAATGGCCAATCATAGTTAGTAGGGAAGTCCTCCTGGCTCTGATGTTTGAAACTTTGCTTCCTTTTATTCAGATAAAATGCATCCATACAGTCAAAAATGACCCTCCATTCAGTTGATAAAACATGTAATTTCTCCCTCAATTCTGGCAAATCTTCAACTTTTAACCTCTTTTTTAAGACCATTTTTGGCTCCTTTTTTACTGTTTTTTGATACCACACAAATGTTCAGAAATTGTTGTAAGTGAACTTTATTTGCTCTGCTAAATGGCATCTGCTAATTTACCGGTTGGGATTTAGCAGAAGCCTTTTTTTGCTCTAAACCATTGGAGCTACGCTATTTTAGCTCAAAAATGGCTTGAACTGCTAGTGCCCTACTAATTCCTCTATCAGGAAGTAGCATTTACCGGTTGAGCACTTACAGCAATTCTTGCATCATAAATTTTTACAAGAGTTGCACCAATTTGTAGCATTTCACTATGAGTGTAATAGCTTGATTTTAACTTATTGCATCTAAAGCAGGCAAAAGTTAAATTAGATGCTTTGTACCCGATTGAATTATCTTTTCTGTCAATAGATAGTCTGCCGGTATAAAGTTTATGATTTCCCTTTTCCCTTTCTTTAATTATTTCAATACCTGATTTACAATAATCACACAAATGAATAGCTTCATTCTCTAACCAATGTGAAAACTCTTCCTTAGAACAACAGCTTAAACCTCTTTCGATGGAACCACTTTTAATAGAGGTATAGTATTTGCCAGCTCTTGCCATTTTTTGTTTATACAGTTTCATTTGTTTAAAACCTTCTTTAGCTTTATCCCTAAATGTCTGTTTTCTTCTTTCAGATAATTCATTAAAGTTTTCAGGTAATGTAGGTATAAAACGTTTTTGAATTTTATCTTCTGTCTCTTGTTGCTTTGTCATCTTCTACCATCCTATCAATTGTTACTGTAATACTTCTCTGATTTTTAGATGCTTGCTCTACAATATATTTATAGGCATCTTCACTTATCCGTACAGAGTGTCCTCTTTTGTTTAATTTAAAACTCATAATATTTAGCTCCTTTTTTAATGTTGTTAGATTCACTCTTGTATCCCATATTGTACCATACTTTGTGGTATAATGTCAAGTTTAAGAAATTACCAACTATCTCAAATGATCTCTGCCCATGAAGGCATAGAAATCTCTGTCGGCTTTTTGTTCAATTGTCAGATCTTTCTTTTTGGCGAAGTTGTAGTTGAATTCTAATTTTGTATCTTTTAGTGCTTGTCTGATTCTTTTGTCTTTTGAGTTCATTTTATCTCCCTTTTATTCCATTTCAATTGATTGTACTTTATTTTCATATTTAAGTTTCATTGTTTGGAAACGATCTTTCATGTGTTCTAGAGCGTGAATCTTTATTGCAATGTCACATGATTTTAATCTAGCTGCTGCATCTTGTATATTCCTTGATACCATATAATCATTTGCTGCATTTTCAACTTCTTCTAGTATTCCTTGAGTTGTCTTAAAGTTTAATCGGTTCATTTGTTCATCTCCTTGATTTTTCTTTTAGTTTTTAATAATTGAATTGCACTCCATACAACTTCATCAGGTAAATCCTTAGCTCTTAACCCCATTTTTCTAAAATATTGGTATACATTAGCTGGCATAGACTGTAGCTCAGGAAACCTTCTAAATCTTTTACCATTACATCTGTGGCACCTTACCGATTTTTTTTCTTGTGATGCATACCCTGTAGATTTCCCACAATCTACACAGTTTTTACCCTCCCATTGTGGCATATGTCCCATAGCATATCTTACCACTATTGTTCCTCCACCACTAGATACTCTGTTACGTACTTGCTCACCACACCCACATTTACACAAATGATCGTAGTATTCTGTCATTTTATCTCCCTTATTAAGTGTAATTTCTCTTTAGGTTGGCAACATAAATACTATCAACCCATTTATCATCTTTAGCTTTTTGACTCAATTCATTAGTATCCCCACTTTGTGTAGGGTCTTTACGTCGATTATCAAGTGTTTTAGAGTTTGTCTTCCTAGCGTGTTTCCACCTTCTTTCATTACCTGTAGACATTATTTCATCTCCCTTTTATATTTGATTAAATACTCTTTAGTTTCATTAGGCAATCTTTTATTATGTACTACATAAGCAATCCCTGCATTGTATGATATTAGTATATTATCAATTGTAACTGGTTTCTTATAGTGTCGTAACATTTGAGGTATTCTTTTATTGAGCATCCATTTGGCTATTCTAGTGTTCACTCTAGCGTCCCAAAGCTGTTTGGTGTGTACTTTATCGTTTGGATGGTAGTTATTGTATTCCTTTAAACAAATGGAAGTTATTTGGAATTTTCCTTTCGCTCCAGATTTCCAATTGTATGCTTTTGGATTGTTAGATGATTCAATTGTAGCTATTTTAGATAGATTGATTCTTGGTTGTGCATCTGCATCTACAACAAATATATTTACTGCATAAATAACTAGTAAAATATAGACAATTGCTGATACAAGCACATAAAGCACTACTCTTGCTGTTTTAATCATTTTATCACCTCCTACTATGGTTTATTAATAATAATTGATTCTAGGGCACATTCTGTGCGTTTAAAGGCTATCCTGGTAATGGTTACTATTGTTATTCAACCAACATTTAAAACAAAGGTCTTTTTTAGTACATTTAAAGTATATTACACTCTTACAAACAATACATTTTAGATACATTATAGACTCCTTTATAATTTGATGATTAATCAAAAAGTGTTCCACCATTTACGAACTAGAGTGTAAGCAAGTTTGCCTCCGGATAATTTACTATATCCGTCCCATTCTCTTTTATATGATTCTACTTGTGAGTCTGCAATTACTTTGATCTTTCTTACTCTTTCTTGTTTACAGGCTGTTTGACCACGTTTGAATGCTTCGTTTACCACGTTATTATACCCTTGATAGGCGTAATTACATGCAACAGCTATAATTACAAGATAAAATAGGTGTTTGTAGCCCATATCGGGTGTAGTTCTAGGTTTGGATAATGTATTTTTCATTTCAACAACTCCTTTCTTTACTTACTGCTTGTTAATAAGACTCAATGCGATTTGATGAATCATCAAATTATGTTGATGTTAAATCAAACCATGTTTAATTGACAGTTCATATTCAAATTGATTTACGAGCTTCTCATGCATATCAATAGGTTGTACGCCTCCTAAGATATGAAACTTGTCAGAGTAAGTTTGAGTAAGTTGCTCTTGTGTCTGAAGGTCTAACAAAGTATCGTATCTTTTAACACATTTGTCTTTATATGCTTCTCTTTCCCTATATTCTGCATCTTTCTCCTCTTCTTTAATGAATTTCTGTTCTATTGTATCCAAGTGCTTATGGTTGCCGGCTCTAATAACTTCCATTGCATCAGTAAATACTTTTGTTATTTTATTGCTTATGTTATCCATTTTGTACCTTCCTTTTATTAATTGATTAAAATTGAGCTATTATAAAGCTTTCTGTTCCTTCAATTGGAATTACAGTGGTATAATCAGCAAGAACCTCAAGTGCTGGATATTCTTCCTTACTGTATTCACTATGAAATTCCTCTAAATCTTCATATTCAGTGAATTCACAACATAAAGCGATAACGTCTAATTCTGTTTCTGTATCACATTCCTCATCCATGTACTCAATCCATTCATAAAGAGCTTTCTTCCCTTTGTAAGTGAATTGATTACCTCTGCCCATTGTGTGGAATGCGTCTTGAAAGTCGCAAAAGTTAACTGTAGTTTTCATTGTCTCAACTCCTTGTTCGTTAGTTATTCTCAATCTCTTTACCTACCTTAAGTATATACAATATAAAAACTTTGTCAAGAGTTTATTTGAAATAAATATAGTAAGTAAACAGCGTCGAGAGATCACACAATACCACGCAACAATGTGAAATAAATCACACAATCCTTCTTTATCAACTGCTGTTAAATAAAAGCATAAAACGCATTCCTTAGCAGTTACTATTAACAATACTCAATACTCAATACTACTAACAACATTAAATAACCAACAATCTATGTCATTTATAACATTGAATAAAAACAACAATTAAAATAACCAAAATATAAACCATTACAATTAACAAGGTAATAACAATAAATTAAGAAAGTTGATTAATAGTACTAATGTATGTTATGTTACTTTAGTAACTGTGAGCAACTTATAAGTAGTTATTACTTACAAGTAATTGACTGAGTGAACGTGATTGTATATATATATTAGAGTAGAGTGGTAGTTGTGGTAGTGAGATTTGTTAATAACTAAATATATAGTTATATATATAGTAGTTAAATAAAAGTATTTAATTATATAGAGCGTGTATATTTAATTACATTGATTGTGTGTAGACCCCTCCCCCCTGGTAATGAGGTAAGAGGGTATGGTGTAAGAACTTACCCAAACATAATTTTTATTATTTTCTATAAAAAAGGTTGTTACCATTAAGATTACGTTAGAAAGTGAAGGAAACAAATATACTGCCGAAACTGATTCAGTAATTGCGTCCGAAGCAGCCCATGATTACTTTAGATTAATGATTGCTGCCGGATACCATATTGATTCGGTAGTTGATGCGTTTGATACAATAGTCCAAGAATACGAGTTATCGAATGAACAAACAAAAGAGTAAGCAACTTAAACAATTCGCATTGGATACTTATCAATCTTATAAGGATAAGACAGCACGAGATCTACCTTTTAAAAACTATTTAAGACTTGTTAAGACGACTTACCTAAGAAGCAAATGACGTGTACGTTGGTGGTATAGGCCGGGCGATAGTACTGAAAAACCACTCCTTCTTTATTCACTGTAGTTCAATCCTAGGCACGATTATAAACTACCTTACCTTTTTCTACAGACTGCTTTTAGATAAAAGTTTTTTACCGTTTCAAATTTAGCAGTTGATTGGTTAACAACCAAAGGAGGCACAATGCAAGGAATGAGCAAAGAACAGTTTCATAGAAAGTGGGCAGACACCCATACAGAGCTATCAGCTTTAGACAGATTAGAAGGTGGAAGACAAAGTCTAATCAAAGATTCACCTGGTGATAAAAACATTTATACTAAAGGTAAAATACCAGGAAAGAACGTAATTGAAAAGAAAGCATTTGAGGAAAGAGCAGAGAATTTCAAACACTACGTAATGGATGCAGTATGTGTTCGTAGTAAAGACATTTTAGATAAAGAACAAATGCCAATTGACAAACTATTAAACACAGTAGTCAAAACATTACCACAGAGACAAGAATTAAAAGTAGAAGGTGAATTTACATTCGCCAACATGATTGAAATTGCTAAGCAACAATCAAACGAAGCAGAAGACGCAGAGTACAACAATGGGTAAAGAACTAGATGTAATGAAACATTACAGACAGAACCCTGTAAAGTTCATAACCGAATGTTTAGATGTAAAGCCTCAACATGTTTGGGGTAAGATGCAAGAGATATGTGACTCAGTAGCACAGAACCAATTTACTTGTGTCAAAGCTGGTAACTCTCTAAGTAAAAGCTACACAGTAGGACGCTTAGCATTGTGGTTCTTATTCACTCACAAACCATCAACAGTATTTACAACAGCACCATCTAACGTACAGGTTGAAGATATTTTGTGGAGAGAAATAAGAGACTCCCATTCATCAGCCAAAGTACCAATGGGTGGTAAACTTTTAAAGACTTCGTTAGAACTAAGTGAGAAACATTTTGCAACAGGATTTGCAACAAAAGCTGACAGTGGAGAAACAGAAGCAACCAGAATTCTTGGTTTCCATAATGAAGATATGCTTATTATCTTGGATGAAGCTCCTGGTGTTGACCCTTCTATCTGGAACGCTATTGATCGTCTTATTACAAACCCTAGGGTTAAAATCCTTGTCATCGGAAACCCTATTTATGCTACTGGCAAGTTTGTGGACTGCTTTAAAGATCCACTCTATAACAAGATAACAGTTTCAGCATTTGATTCTCCTAATTACAAAGAAGGAAAAGAGATCGTGCCAGGCTTAGCAGGTCGTGAATTCGTTGAGTATGTAAGAAACAAATTCGGTGAAGGAACACCCCAGTGGAAGTCAATGATTACAGGAGAGATTCCTGATACTGACTCTAACTCTTTAATTCCATTTACAGCGATTGACGCAGCGTTTAGCAGAACAAAGATATTACCCACAAAGAAAACAGTACATAGATTTGTAGTGTGGGATGTAGCAGATGGTGGATCAGATACACATACAATCTGGTGTTGGGAAAACGGAAGGATAATTGATAGTGAAGAACTTCACGGAAGAACTATTGAGGAAGCTGAACCGTTCGTCTGGAGAATGGTTAGAAGAAATAAAGCCAACGCAATTGTCTGGGACGACGATGGAAGAGGAAGAGTTGCCGGAGGATACCTTGAATTGTCAGCTGATAGAAATACAGCCTTATATCCGTTCCAAGGCTCCAGTAGAGAGGTGGAAGATAAAGAAACCTTCTACAACATAAGAGATGAAGCTCACTGGTGTATGCGTGATATGTTTATTCATGGTGAAATAATCTTAAAGAAAGACGAGTATTTAAAAGAAGAACTTTGTAGTGCTAAAGAAGAAGTAGAAAAGAACTCAGGACCTAAAGCAAGATTTATCAGAGTTGAATCAAAGAAAGACGAGAAGAAAAGATTAGGTCGATCACCTGATAAACGTGACAACGTAATGATGTACGCATACGCAATTAAACATTTTGATATAGAACCTATTAGTAGTAACTACGGTGTTTCATATGGATCAGATGGTGATTATAGTTTTAATCCAGCAACTTGTTAAATTATTATAAAGGACCAAATGGCAAAAGAAGATATTGTTAAAAGAATACAAAGAGATCTGAAATACTCCTCTGGTAAAATGGATAAGTTGCATCGTCAAATTCGAGAAGACTTTAAATATTCTCAAGGCGACCAGTGGGAAGATAAAGATATAAACACACTAAGAGCTGCTGGAGTCAAGGCTCTTACTATTAACAAGTTAAAACCAATAATCAAATTACTTACTGGAATAGAACGTCAATCTCGTAGTGATCCAAAAGCATTCCCTGAAGGAGCTGAAGATGTAATATCAGCAGACATTGCTTCCAGACTATTAAAGAACGTAAGTAAGAACACAAGACTTGAAGTAAAAGAATCTGAAGTATTTAAGAACGGATCAACAGGTGGAATGTGTTTCTTAGAACCTTTTGTAGACTATTCATTCGATCTTATAAACGGAGATTTAAAGTTTAAAAAGGTCTCCTCCCAAGACATCTTCCTAGATCCTGATTTCCAAGAATACGACTTAAGTGATGCTAAGTTCGCAATTAAACTTACAAGAGACTTAGTTAAAGACGATTTGTTAATGTTGTTCCCTGACGATGAAGCAAAGATTGACAAGATTGAAGAAGGTAAAATAGATTTTAAATCATTAGGAATAAACGAAGTCTCTCCTGAATTCCCTACCAACTACCCTGAGAATGGAAGAGAAGAAAAGTTTGAAGAAGAACGCGAAGAAAGACTTTATGACCTTATAGACTATTATTATAAAAAACCACAGACTCGTTATTTCGTTACTATCCAAGAACGTGGCCTTATCGAAATGTTCGACACTGAAGATGAAGCAAATGAATACGCAGAAAGAACAGGTGGAGAAGTATTTGATCGTCTAGTTCCAGTTGTAATGCATGCACAAATTGTTGGAAACACTGAGTTCTTTAATGACGTTGTTTGGTCTTATCCTAGGTGGAAAGGTTTCCCATTATTCGGTTATTTCGCAGAGTTAATTACAGAAGATTTATCTGACTATTCATTAAAAATTCAAGGAGTAGTACGTGGCATTAGAGATTTACAAGAAGAATTCAACAAGCGAAGAACCCAAGAGCTCAGACATCTCAATTCTTCAGCTAATTCTGGATTTGATATTGAAGATGGACAATTAAAACCAGAAGAAGAATCTAAGTTAAAGAAATGGGGTTCATCTCCAGGTATTGTTATTAAACGGAAGAAAGGTACACCCCCTCTTGTTCGTGTAACACCAATGCCTTTATCACAAGGACATGCCCAACTAGCTGCTGAGAATTCACAAGATATTAAAGAAGCTTCTGGAGTTAATCCTGACTTACTTGCTAATGACTCTAAGTCTCAATCAGGTAGAGCAATTCTATTAAAGCAACGCCAAGGATTAGTAATGATCCAGGAAATGCTTGATAACTTCAGTGAAACTAAAAGATTGATTGGACGTTTTATCTTATCACAGCTTTCTGAACTATTCACTGTAGAGACAGCAATGCAAGCATTGGGTGATGCATTTATCGCAGACAACTTTACAACAAGAGTTGATGAAATAGTCCACCGTGGTCTCAACAAGATGGAGAATGGTGAAGATCCTTCTCAACTAGAACAAAGTTATATTCTACAGTATCCTGAAATTGATGGACAGACTCCAATTGTAGATCCTGAAACAGGTGAACCATTAACTACCGTAGATACAGATACAGCAATTCAAACAGTTAACAACGTATTAACAAATACAGAGTTAAATAAATATGATGTAGCAATTGGCGAAGGCCCTTTTAGTGAAACCACACGTATGGCTAACTTTAATGACCTTAAAGAACTTGCTCAACAAGGGGTACCAATACCACCTCAATCTTTAATTGAAACAAGTTTATTACCAGAAGCTACAAAGAATAAAGTTCTGAGACAATTGGCAGCTCAGATCCAAGCAGCACAAGCACAACCTGCCGAACAACAGTAAGGAGATTGCATGATAGAAAATTACAGTAATGACTGTGATTATCTTCGCAAAAGATTCGAGCTTCACAACAGTGCCAGTTTGTACCAACTGGTAAGAGAAGTAACGAAATATTTACAAGAGCAAGATAATCTCAAAGAACTAGAGAAACTTAATAAAGACACATTAGTGAAAACTAAAGGAGAACAACAATGTCAGGAGAAGCCGTCGAAGTCACAATTGAAGAACCCGTTGAAAAAGTTGAAGAAAAGTTCGACATTGAAGGTTTAAGTCCACAAGAAATAAAGATGGCCGAAGACCAAGGGTTAATTAAAGAAGAAAAAGAAGAAAAAAAGGAAGAAGACGATGGCGAACTCAAAGAGCAGTCCAAGCCTGAGACCGAAGATAATAAAGTGTCAGAAGAAGTCGAAGAAACCGAAGAAGAAAAAGTAGAAGAAGTCACGCCAACCTTCGATGAAGCAGAGAAAGACGAAAAGTTAACTGACAAGTTCAATAGAAACGAAAAAGCTTTGTTTTGGAAATGGAAGTCAGACAAACACAAACGTCAAGAAGCACAAAAAGAACTTAATGAATTAAAGACGCAACTAGAAGATAATAAAGGCGATTCAGGATCTAAAAAGAAGATCGCAGAGATCAACAAACTTTTAAATGAAGACGTTGACAATCTTACAATAGAAGCGTTACAGAAAATTATCAACGAAGCAGTTGAAGAGAAAGAAGAAGTAGTAAAGCCTGATGTTGTTGCTGAAAAGAGACAAACAAGGTTAAATTATACTGAGAAAATTGGTCTTTCCAAGTACGAAAAGTTCAATGAGTATGCGTTACTTGCAAAAGAAATGACTGATACTTCTCAATTATATAACACAGCAATGGCTGATGCTATTGAGAATGAGAATATTGATGAAGGTATGTTGGCAGAAGAAATTGTTAACTTAGCAAGACTTCATCCGAAATTTCAAGAAATATCAGATTCGGTTGATCCCGAAAAGAAAGAAATTGTAGAGAAAGCTGTTAAAAACTCTAAAAAGAAGGTAAGCAGTGCCTCATTATCTGGTTCTAGTGGGAGAAGAACAATTAATGAAAATGAATTGACTTGTGATGATGCTGGGAGATTATCAATCTCACAATGGTCAAAATTAAGTGATGAAACTAGACAACGAATAAAACAGGGCATTGACCCTTAATTAATAAAGGAGTTTTAAGATGGCGAATTCAGTAAGTATAGCAGCCTTGAGACCAGAAATCTGGCAAAAAGAGCTGACGAAAAATATAGAAGATAACCTTTACTTTAATAAATTCATGGGTGGATCAGATTCAATCATCCAAGTAAAGAGTGACTTAAAGAAAGATCGTGGAGATACTATTACAGTACCTATCACATATAAATTAGATGCAGACGGAGTTACTGGTGATGGAGAATTAGAAGGTAATGAAGAAGCAATCACACCTTACAGTGATTCAATTGCTATTGACCAAGTTCGTAATGCTGTTCGTATGACAGGTGAATTAGATGAGCAAACTAACGTATATAACATGCGTGAAGATGCTAAAAACAAATTAGGAATGTGGGCTAGAGAATTCTTGGAACGTCAATTATTCCTCAAAATGGCTGGTGTTAACAATACTTCTCTTACAGACGTAGGTGGAAATGTTGTTGGTACTCGTGCTGCATGGTCTAACGCTCCTGACAGAGTTCCAGACGCTGATACAGCTGCTGGTTTCGGAGATCGTTACCTTTGTGCTGATTATACAAATGGTGCTGACAGTCTAGCTGCAACTGACTTGTTAACTCCTGAGTTAATCTCAAGAGCAAGAATTAAAGCTGGACAAAAAGGTGCTAATGGAGCTCCAAAGATGAGACCAATCATGATTAGTGGTAGACCACATTATGTATTGTTTATTCACCCTTGGCAAGCATTTGACCTTAAAAACAATGCTACATACGCACAAGCAAATCGTGAAGCACAGATTCGTGGTGAAAAGAATCCAATCTTTACTGGTGCTTTAGGTGTATGGGACGGTGTTATTGTACACGAGCATGAGTATGTGCCTTTCTTGGACATTTCTGTTGCTGGTAATAACTTCTTCGCAAGTGGATCTGGAACAGACATTAGTGCTGATTGTTTTAGAGCGTTGTTATGTGGAGCACAAGCAGCATTGTACGCTACAACATCAAAATCATTTATTATGAGAGAAAAAGACTTTGACTATGGAAATAAAGTTGGTCACTCTACAGGAATAATGGGTGGAGTTCAAAAGTTAACTTTTAACTCTGTTGATTATGGTGTATTGGCATTAGATACTGCTGCAACAGCATTGGTATAAATTAGAAAATAATTAGGTTGGCATCTTCGGATGCTGACCTATTACTATAAGGAGAATTAAAATGGGAGCAATAACAGGTACTTTAATTAAAGGTACAGAATTTGCAGCAACAAGTAAACTTGTTAATGTAACAGCAGCTATTGGGGCAGCTTCTGATACTATTACATTGACTGAAGCAACTCATGGTATTAAATCAATTGATGCTGTAGTTGGATGTATTGTGGAAGCACCATTAGTAGGACACATTACTTCATCTGCGACAGCAAGTGGTTTAGTTATTACTGTTGCCTCACAAGAGGGAGATGGAACTGCTGCAACCGTATTTGGTACTGTAGTTTCAGTAACAGTTTTAGGTGCTATGTAAGAATTATTTATCAAGGGGAGCTTCGGCTCCTCTTGAATATTCTCTAAAGGAGAAAGATGGCATATTTAATTATAGTTGTTGTATGTCTGGTTGCATATTGTAAATCTTTTACTTACCAACCTGTAGTTGATGATGTAAGTAATAGAGTTAAGCATAACAAACCAGAACAAGAAAAAAGACATTCGCTCATTGTAAGAATTAGAAGAGCCTTAGATGGTAATTACCCAGTAAGAAGTATTGGACTAGATCGAGCTATTACATTCTTTATAAATACTGCTGTTTGTTGTTTAATGTATAAAGCATTTGGTTCGTTAGTAGCAAGCTTATTGTTTGCAGTCAATATTTCTAATAATCAAGTTTCATTATGGTTGAATGGTAAACGATATGGCATAAATACAATAATATGTTTACTTGCTTATATATCACCTTGGTTAATTCCTTTGTGGTTTCTTACACCTTGGTTTCAGGCAAGTGCCATTACGTTCCCTTTATTACTGGTTTTTAAGTATAGTCCTTGGCTGCTCTTAGCAGTTCCTTGTGGATTGTTAGCAGGTAATAAATTTCTAATCAACTGGGCTAAATCAAGAATTAAAAAGAATAACTTTCCATTTTTCCATCAGTGGAACAATAAGAAAATATTCTTAATTGCCAAGACATTTGCATTTTACTTTGTTAGAGGGATAGTCCCATTCATTCCGTCAATGTATGTTAATTATTTGAGGAATTATGGATTCATTGAAGAAGATACGAAAAAAGCATATTCAATTGACGTTGCAACAGTGTTTGGATTTATACTTATACTATCAATACCAGTATTATATATGCTAGATCCAGCATTCTTCTTTGGTTTAATGTGGTGGTTAATCACAATTGCAGTATTCAGTAACTATGTCACCATAACAATGGTTTTTGGTGAAAGGTATATGTACTTACCAAATGTTGGGTTAATGTTATTTCTTACAAACTGTTTGAATTTAATATCCCCAAATTTATGGCTTTTAGTATTTGGATTGTATTTAGGTAGATTAATTTCATATATGCCAATGTATAAAGATTTAGATGCCTTCTTTGAACACCATCTATATACAGACCCTACTAACGATACAGGATGGGTTGGAGCAATGAATATAGCGACTGCTAAGAAAGATTCTGCAACAGCTTTGCAGTTAACAAATAGAGCATTAGCTCATGGTGCTGTATCACCAAGGATTTGGATTAACAGAGCTGCATTAGTAGCAGCTTATGGAGACAAAAAGATAGCTTTAGAATGTTTAGATGAAGCTGATGTGAGTTGTACGGATAGTTATAGAGATATATTGCTACCTAAAATAAATCAATTAAGAAAAGAAATAAAGGAGAAATAAAATGGCGAGTACATTCGTAGACAATTATACTCTTGTCGATACAATTAATACACAGTTACCTTCGGCAACTCAATACAATAGCAATGAAGGTGATGCAACTTTAACAACAGATTCATATGCACCAACAAGTGACTCAGTACATACTATACCAACTGCTTTGCGAAGCTTAGCAACCGGAGCTTTAACGGATGATGGTTATTCACAAAAGAGTCTGTATGAACTACTTTTAATGATCAATGTCAATTGGGACAATGCAATGAAACAACTTGATGATTCCTCGTTAGGAACATCAGACTATGAAACTTCGTTTGCAATTGGTCCATTAGACGGAGCTTACTCAGTAGATAGTGCAACATCTTTTGGAGCATCAACTACAGCACTTAGATTAGGATTAGGACAAGGAGTAGATGCAACAAGTAGCACTGGTGCAATGGTCAATATTCATCCAGAAGGAATAAGCACACACGATCTAGCTGTTTGGTGTGAAGCAATGAACTCCACAATGGTTGCTTGTTTTGCTCAGTGTGATACCGATTCTGTACTGGATACAACTACATACAATACTTTGGCAGTTGGCTTTACAGCTAGTACTGGTAACTTTGACGCTATTGGCGCATCAGTAGCATTTACTGTTCTTCATCCAGATACAGACAAGTATGGACCACATCCAGGATCATACATCACAACTACTGGAATTAAACAGGGTGCATTAATATCGTATTTAAATTCTATTGTTACTAACTTAAACACATTCTGGACTGCATTAGATGCAGACATTTAAGGAGATTGAAATGAGAAAGTTTTTACTAAGTTTATTGATACTTGGATTGATTTGTGTTTATCCTGTTTACGCAACTGTTACAGAAGGTGGAAATATTGTTAAAATGACAGCAGCAGCTGACGCAACAACAAGTTCATTTAAGATTTCTACAATTGTATGGACTTCTGTTGCTGGATCAGAAATTACAGCAGCTGATGGTTTTATCTTAACTGATGAAGCTGGAGTTGAAATTATTTCAAGTGAGGCAACTGCTATTGAAGGTCAGCTTGTTGTTTCATTTGCAAAACCTTTAGTTGTTAAAGGATTAACAGCTTCTACATTAGATACAGGTGCATTATTCATTTACGGACAAAGACGTTAAAAAGGAGATTCCCCATGTTGGAGGTATTAAAAGAAATTGACAAGTTAAAGACACTATTAGAAGAAAAGAACGATGCAACTGAAACTTTAAACAAACAATTATCCAGGCAAAAACTAGATCTTGAGAAATTAGAATCTAGAGTATCTGCTAAGCTAAACCATGCGTCAGCAATGGAAAGAGTCTATAAAAAGTATGAAGACTTTGACAATGAAGTTGCTGATTTTAATAAAAAGAAAATTAATTATTCAAGCAAGATGCAGACTATTGAGAAAAAAGAAAAAGAAGTTAATAAAGCTCAACAAGACTTAGATAAACAAGAAGAAGATGTAAGTAAAAAGAGTGCTGATTTATCTAGAAAAGTTCTTGCTTTAAAAGAACGTGAAGCTAACTTCGATAAGAAAAAAGATGACTTAAAGGCAATGATTAGTGGACAAGCAATCAAGGACTTACTTAAATAATGACAAAAACTTTTGTTAATACGGGTTTTCATATAGTCGATAAACGTGATCTCAACCTTGAAATAGCTAGAGGTAATGTTAAAGGGTACACTTCTATTCACAAATTTGGTAATGCTCCTGATTTTGATACAGGTGATGGGTCTGTAGACATTTGGGATGGAGCGTTTGATGCTGGTCCTGATCTTATGAACTACACATATTCAGCAACAGCGAATATAGATTCTTTATCAAGTTCAGATGATGGCGATACTGTTGAGATTGAAGTGCAAGGATTAGATGCTAACTTTGATTTAGTTGTCCAAACAGTTACATTAACAGGCCAAACTAGAGCTGCTTTAACAACTGATTTAATTCGAGTGTTTAGGTTGAAGAATGTTGGTGCTACAGACTTAGCTGGAGTAGTCTATTGTTTTGTTAATGTAGCTACAACAGGAGGCGTTCCAAATACAATAGCTAACACTAGAGCTTTAATTTGTATAGGAAACAATCAAACCTTAATGGCTCTTTTTACAATACCTAATGGATGTACTGGCTATATGGATTCTTTTGAAGCTGCAGTAGCTGGTGCCAGTAAAACAGCTGAGTATCAGATTGACCTGTTTGCAAGGTCAGATGGTGGTGTTTTCCAATTAAAACATCGAGATTCTTTACAAGATACAGGTACAACTAATTGGAGACATTCATTTAAAGTCCCTGAGGTATTCCAAGCTAAAACAGATGTTGCAATGAGAGCAAATCTTTTAACAGCCAATAAAACAGAAGCCAATATTTCAGCAGGTTTTGATTTAATTCTTATAGACAATTAGGAGATTTAAATGTTAGGATCAACATTTTACACATACGTACTAAAAAAGTTCATTCGTACAGACAAAGAAACAGAAGCATACCAGGCAATGACTGATATTATCAGTGATATGCGAATTCAATTCAATGCTGAACCTTTTAAAGAAGAAGCTTATATTGTAGGTATTACAACTTTAGGTGAGTACCGAATTGCAATTCCATCTGACTTTGGTCACTTAATAGGTGACATTACTCTTATAGACCCTGATTCAAATGCTCGTAGGGAATTGAAGAAATTGGACAAACAAGAATATGATCGCAAATACGCTGATAGATTGTTTGATACTTTTGGTGATACATACTCAGGTGAACCAATTGACTACTGTCTTTACGGAGAACAATTCTTCCTAGGTCCTGTACCTGATAAAATCACATACAAATATCAAATTAATTACTCAACTGAAGATTCTACTGAAATTACTTCAGCAACTACAAATGTTCCTTTTACAGACAAGCATCGAAATATTGTCCGTTCCGGAGTCTTAGCAGAGCTACATGAGTTATTAGAGAACTATCAAGAAGCTGGATATTGGAAAGCAATTTATCAAAATGGTTTAGATAAGGTTATTGCTAATGACAATGACAATATTGCAGATCATATGAATACAACTTATAACGGAATTTAGGAGGTTTTAAATGGCAGTACCAACTACTCAATGGGATGAAAATGCACCAGCTGGAACAGACAGTATTGCAAGTGGTGATAATGAAATAAGAACAATGAAACAACAAGTTCGTGAAGTAGTTGCTGTTGACCATGAATTCACCTCTTCGCAAACTGCTTCTACTGGTGGACAACATTTGCAAGTTACTTTACAAAATCAGACAGATGTTGGAATTGGTGCTAATGGAACAACAGCCATAGGAACTCAAGGAGCATCAGGTAGTGGTCAATTAGTTTATACTACTGAATCAGATTCAGATATTGTTATAGTTGATACTAATGATAAATTATCATTCTCTTCTATCTCTGCTGTAGCTAATATGTCTGTTTTAATGGAATTTATATACCCTGTAGGTTCTATCTATATGAATGCATCTGTTTCAACAAATCCTGGAACATTGTTAGGTGTAGGTACTTGGACAGCAATGGTTGATGAAGTTGTTGTAGGTAAGAACTCAAGTGGAACATTTGACACTTTAGGTACATTAGCAACTGGTGCTGAAACAGTACAATTATCTGCTGTTGAATCTGGAGTTGCTGCTCACACACACAGCATTCCAACATCACAAGATAATAATGGTGGGTCGGCTGCATATGTACAGCAAGCACAAGCAACAACTACTTCTACTATTACGGGTGGTGCAGTTACAGGTGGTGCAGCTCAAGCTGCATCTGCTCACAATAATATCCAGCCTACATATGTAGCTTATATGTGGAGGAGAACTGCTTAATGGCAATTTCCACAAATAAAAAAGGTAGTGTTTTACTTATAAACGGTATTGATATATCAACACCTGCTGAGTATATAGATGACAGTTCTGCTAGAGACTCTGTTAATTTTGAGTTGTCACGTAATGTTCTTGCTAAACGTTCAGGAACAACTGTAATTGGCGTAGCTATTTCTACTACAGACGATATTATGGCTGGTCGTCAATACAATCGTGCAGGCACATTGTTTAATGTAAGATTTGGTCAGAGTAAAATTGAATATGATGCAAGTGGTACTTGGACTGATTTAGGGACTACATTAACTGGAACTACGATTGACTTAGTAGATACTGCTATTCCAACTTTAAGTAGTAAGCGAATTCTATGCTCATCTAATGGAATTGATGGAATACAAAAGTGGGTAGGAACAGGTAATTTTGGATTACTTGGTGGATCACCTCCTACACCTAAGTTTATACAAGAATACAAGACTTACTTAGTAACTGCTAATATCCAAGGTGGTACAGATGTAACACAAAGGGTACAGTGGTCTGATACTGCTAATCCTGAAGAATGGAGTACAGGTAACTCTGGTTCAGTAGACTTAGTAGAAGATGGTGAGGATATTACAGGTTTAGGGTTATTTGGTAACTACATTACTGTCCATAAGAAAACATCTATTTACTTAGGTTATTTGGTATCAACAACAGCAATTTTTAGATTTGATCGTAAGGACACTGGAGCAGGTGCAATTGCTAATGGTTCAATTGTTAATATACCTGGTGGTGGACAATTGTTCTTAGCTCAGGATGGAATTAGAATATTCAATGGTATATCTACTCAATTAATACCTTCTAAAGTAAATGATGAAATTAGAGACACTTTAAATAAAGATGCAGCTGCTAGAGCATATTCAGTATTAGTACAAGAGAATGATGAGATTTGGATTGGCTTACCAATTGGTTCACAAACAACAGGTGAAACAGTTTATAAGTATAACTATATTAATGGAACTTTGCTTAAAGACTCGCGTACTAGTGCTACTACAATGTGGTTAGGAACAGGATCTACATCAGCTACTTGGGACAGTTTATCAATTAATTGGGATAACTATAACGAACGTTGGAACAGTGGTTCATTAGTTGCTGGAGCTGATCAAATCAATATTGGCTCTACAGACGGATTAACAGTTAAAGTTGATTTAACCCAAACAGATGATAATAGTTCTGCAATCAATGCCTTTTGGGTAACTAAAGACTTTCAAGATTCACAAGAACGAATTGGTCGTTGGCAAAGACTTGAGTTATGGGCTAAAGGAACAAGTTTAACTGTTGAATACTCTACAGACCAAGGTAATACATGGGTTACTTTTAGTGGAAGTCCTATTACTCTTGGTAATAATTATCCAACCTTTGACGCACCATATGTACTATATTTTGATGTAATAGCACAACAAGTTAGATTTAGATTCAGTGATAATTCCTCTACAAACTCGTTAGGAATTAAACAGTTCACATTGGGTTATCATCCAAGGGAGTTACGTCAATAATGGCAGATATTAATATTCAAGATGATATTATATTTCCTGAGCCTGAGAATCAGAAAGAAATTGATCTTTATAAAACACTACAAGATACACACAGGCAAGTAGTAGATACTTTTAGTGCTTTTGAAGATATTGCTGCTATTACTGCTGGTGATGGGTTGTTAGATACTTCTGATGTTTTTAGTGTACGAGTTGATACAACGACAATTGAGATTACAGCTGATGTTTTAAATGTTGTAGATGGTGGAATTGGTTCAGATCAACTAGCTAATACTTCTGTAATTACAGCTAAAATTGCTGATGACGCAGTTACCGAAGCAAAGTTACAGTTTAGTAACAACGCTTTTATGGAAGCTCTTATTTCAGGTGGTGGTTCAACAGTTGATTTAATTAAAGCTAATACTACTAACTATCTTGAATTTGGTACTGAGATTACCTTCTCAACAGGTGCTGTTATTAAATTGTTTTCCGTAGATACTACGTTAGTTGATAATTCCGACCAAATATTACCAACTCAAAAAGCAATTAAAACCTATATTGATTCTAATACTAGTGGAACTGGAATTGAAGTTTTTACAGCAAGTGGAACATTTAATGTACCTTCAGATGTAAGTTTCGTATTAATAGATGCAACAGGTCAAGGTGGAGGAGCTTCAAGAGGTATTGATGCTGGTAATGGTGGAGGAGGAGGAGGAGCTGGTGAGTATGTTCAAGATTACGGTGTTTCTGTAACTCCAGGTGGTACTGTTACTGTTACTTTAGCAAATACTGGTGGTGTTGGTGGAACGGGTGCTTCGGGTGCTCCTGGTACTGCTGGTAGTAATGCAGTGTTTGGTTCTATTACTTTATTAGGTGGTGGTCTTGGTACTGGAGCAACAGCAGGTTCTGGTGGAGGTAGTGGAGTATTTGATGCATCAACTACAACTGGTGGTTCTGGATTTCAACAAGGTGGAGACGGAGCAGCAGGTGCAGGCGACGGTGGAGGTGGAGGTGCTAATCCTTTCGGAAGTGGTGGAGACGGAGGAAGTGGTAGTTCTGCTGGAGACAATGCAACAGGATTTGGAGCAGGTGGTGGTGGTGGAGATGGAAGTCCAGGAGCTGATGGTGGTAATGGATCTGACGGAGTTATTATTGTTAAGTATTAAGAGGATAGAAATTTATAAATAAAGGGAGTAATTATGGTTAAGAAGTCAACCAGTACAGCTATTGGTACAGGATTAGGGGCTGTAGGAGGATCGTTTTTTGGTAATCCTATGTTAGGAGCATCTTTAGGTGGATCATTAGGTAGTTTATTTGGTTCTGATGGCAGTAATAATGATTTAGAAGATTTACGTACTCCCGAACAAATAGCTGCTGCTCAAGCATTGCAAAGTTTAGGACAAACAGGATCTGGTGCTGGTATTACTTTAGGTAAAGCTTTTGAAGGACCTCTAGGTAACTTCCAACAAACAGGAGCAGAGCAACAAGCTCTAGGTCAATTACAAGGTTTATTTGGTGGGCAGGAATTAACCCAAGCACAAGATGTCTTTAGTAAAGCTGCTGAAGCTAAGTTTAATCCAGACGATCCTAGTTCTGGTTTTGCTGCATTTAGCCGAGCCTTAGCAAAGTCTGGTGGAGAAGCTCAAGACAAACTTAACCAACAAGCTGCTATTACAGGTGGTGTTTTCGGTTCAGGTAGAGGTCGAGATACTGCTTCTTTACAGGCTGATTTGTCTAACCAACGTGGGCAATTCTTAGCGAATCTATTCCAAAATCAACAACAAGTTGCTTTACAAGGTGCTCAAGGACTACAAGATATTGCTACTCAAAGAGCTGGTTTATCTGCTCAGTTACAACAACAAGGAGCAATTGAACGTCAACTTAAAGATCAAAAAGCTAAAGCTGCATTGGGCGAATTTAAAAGACAACGTGGTGAAGAGTTACGCAGGATTGATTTATTAAGTGCTGAAGCTAATCGTAATCCATTCTTAGGAATTAGTTCAATACCTGGTGGTCAAAGTGGATTTAGTCAATTAGCTAATTCAGTTTTAGGTAGTGCTGGACAATCAATTGGATCAGATCCTAGTGGATTCTTAAGTGGATTAAAAGGTTTATTTGGTGGTGGTGGAACAGCTTCATCGTCAGCAAGATCTTTAAATTTACCATCACCACAATCTTTTACTAACTCATTTGCTTCTGGTGCTGCATCAGCATTACCAAAATTCTAAAGGAGGTCACAATGGCTGGAGGAGTACCAATAAATAGTTTACAAGACCTTCTATTACTGAGGGAATTAAGAGATCAGGCTGATCCATTTAAGTCTGGTATTAAGGCATTGGCTCAAGGAGTTTCGGCTGGAATTGCTGAAAGACAGGAAGAGGCTAAAGCTAACAAACAAAGAGAAGCTAATTTTGCTCAGTTTTCAAAAATTGCAGAGAATAATACTAACTCAGGAAAATTAATAAAGAAATTATCAATTGAGCCTTTAACTGGTAAAACAAAATTCAGTCTTTCATTACCGACTGAAGCTGAAAAGAAAATTCAAAGAGAATCTAAGATTGATGAAGATTTTAGATTAGCTGTGAAAGAAAATAAATCTTCTACTGAAATAGGCAGACAGTTTCCAGGCAAAGCAAAAGAAATTGCAGAACTGGAAGAACTTAATATTTTATCTCCTCAAGGTGCTGTACCAATACCAGGTCAAGTCCCTGGAGTTCAACAAGTACAAGCAGATGGAACAGTTGGAGGTGGTCAACCAACGACAGGACAAGATAGAATCATAACAGAGGTAACTCCTCAAGGTAGAGCTAAGACAACTATTTCAAAATCTGGTAAAATTGCAGAACAAGAAACTAAAGCTGTAGGTAAAGTAAGAGGAACTCAATTCGAACAAGGTGCAAAATCATTAGCTAACTTCAATCGTGTAAAACAAGCATCTATTGGTATGGTTTCTGCTGCTAAAAGAGTTTTTAAAGAACAAGGTGGTTTTGGTTTTGTACAAGGAATTAAAGGTAAAGTTAAAAGAGCAGCTGCTAAAAGTGGACTTGTTAAGGTTGCTGCAGAAGATGCTCAAGCAGGTAGAGCCGAACTTATAGGTCAAACTCAAGAGATGGTACTTTCACTTTCACCAATCCTTACTAACCAAAATAGGGTTATCCAAGGTGTTCTTGAGATGCTTGGTAAAACAATACCTGATGCAGATAAACCTACTACAGGAGCAGAATTTACAGCACAATTAAAACAAACAACCCAAAATGCTTTCCGTTTAAGCTTTGCATTATCAGCTGGAGCTTTAACTGTTGGAGAAATTGAAGACTTAAATAAAGGTGGAACTCAAGAAGAAATTGTTAGTACAATGCGTGATGTTATGGCAAGATCAACAGTAAAAGAAGAAGCTGATAAATTCTTTAAAGAACAGTGGGGAGAAATACTTAATTCTCCAGCTTCGGTAGCTGAAGATATATTTGCTGATAGAGAACAACAACCTTTACAAATCAATAGTGTAACTAGGAATTAAATATATGAGTTCATTTACATACGAAACAAATAAAGGTTCTTTCACAATTGATTCTAATAGACCGTTAAATCCTGAAGAATTAGCTGAACAAATTAAAATTCAAGAAGCTAAAGACATGTCTATTGGTGAAATTATATCAAGTAATTTTGTTAAGGCAGCTAAAGGAACATTTCAAGAAGGTGTTGTTCCAATTGCTAAAGGTTTAGATGTTGCTGCTTTTGGATTACCTAGAACAATGTTAAAAGCATTTAATCCTGAACTAGATAAGCAAATGTTTCCAGATCAAGAAACTTTAGGTGGGAAAGTTTTCAACATAGCTTCTCAAGTTAGAGGATTACTTAAAGGTGGAGCTGTTAAAGCTGGTGAAGCTGTTGGAGCTAAGTTAATTCCTAAAGCTGCAACGTTAGGTCAAAAGATAAAGAAAGGTGCAACAATTGCTGGAGTTGGTGGAGCAACGCAGTTTGTAGGAGATCCTGAAAAAACTTTATTAGATCAAATAGGTAAGCAGGGAATTCAAGGTGCTTTAAGTGCAGGCATTGGTGCTGGTGTTCCGGTAGCTGGAGCAGGCATTGCTAAGGGAAAAGAGCTAGGTCAAACATTTTCTAAAGGAGCTAAAGGGTTTGTTTCTGATGCTTTGGTACCTAAAATGATGGAGAAATTTGGTAATTCTGTTTCTAAACTTGGGAGTAAGTTTACTAAGTTTGCTGAAGAAAAATTAAACATACCAAAACAGTCTTTAGAGGTTATTAAAAATAAAGGTGAGGCTGTTCTTGATGAAGTATTTGCAGCAACAAGAGGAGCTACTGATGATATTGCCAATAGGTTACAAAGAGGATTAGGTACCATGCGTACAATAGCTGATGATGCTTATACTCAAGCAATGGATTCTGTGCCAAACAATCATTTGTTTTCTATTAACAAGACATACAATAAATTAAGAGGTCACTTACGAGAAAATAAATTAATTGATTTACAAGGTAACTTAACTCAAAGAGGTCAAGAAGCAAGAGCTGTAAATAAAAGATTAATAAACATTTATGATGATATGAATCGAGGTGTTGTTGGCGAAGGTCGTACAATAGCAACTGGTAAAGTTCAAAAAAATGACTTTAATTTTTATAGAGATGAACTAAGTGATTTATACAGTCAAAGCCCTAAAGACAGAATTATATTTGATACTATAGACAGTCTTTACGATGATGCAGCTGAATCAGGTTTTCAAGGTTTAAAAGAAGGTAGAGCATTGCAAAAAAGAGCTTTTCAAATGGAAAAGAAATTTGCTAACAGTGCATTAACTAAAGAACAAAAATTAAATAGATATCATAAGTGGACATCTGAAGAGAAAAGAGATTTAAAAGAATTAACAGGTTACATTGAAGACACTTTCCCTACTGATGCTGGAATTATTGATGATCTTGAATCAACTGTTTCTTCTGCTGACTTACAAGTTATGCGAAATAAAATAGGTCCTGAAGTTATGAGAAAAGATTTAAAATCAGCTATCGATAAAGAAAATTTTAATACAATCAAATCAAAGTGGGCATCTATCTTGGATGATCCAGTAGATGACATTTTTAATGAAATTAAACAAGTTAGAACAGGTAGAGCAATAAGAAGGTTTGCTGAAAAAGCAGCCGTACCAGCAGTGTTAGCTACTGGTGTAGCTTCTGGTATTGGATATGGAATGTACCGTCTTGGAGCAGAAGGTGTGCAAGACTTATTTGGAGATTTCTAATGGCCTGGACTAAACAAACAAAAGCAACAACAACAAATAAAGGTTGGGGACAAGCTGGTTGGGGATCTAGCCGATGGGGAAGTCCTTCCGGTTATGTAAATTGGGCTAAGCAGACTAAACCAACAGATACTTGGACTAAACAAACAAAGGTAACGTAAATGAAAAAGATTCTATATTCCATTGCAGCAATTTTAATTACATGTGGATTAGTTTGGGCTGCTACTACCACAACTAATTATAGTCTAACTAAGCCTGGTATTGGTGATGTTGATTGGGGAGCTTCAGTAAATACTAACTTCGACACTATTGACACTACAATGAAAGCCAATGAAGATGCTGCTGGATTGAATACTACTCATCGTAGTTCTAATGGTTCAGATCATAGTTACATTGACCAGGACGTAACAAGTGGTTCAACGCCAACCTTCACAGGTACTAACATTACAGCTGCTGCTACAGCAACTGCTTTAGTTACTAATCCTACTGCGTGTAGCTCAGGTGACTATGTAAGTGATTTAGATGCTGACGGTACATTAACTTGTAGTACTCCAGCTGGTGGTGCAGGAGGTAATGTTGCTGTACAGACAGATGGAACTCAATTAACTGCTGCATTAGATACATTGAACTTTGGTGGAGATTTCACTACTTTAGAAACAATTACAGACTTGATTACCCTTGCAATAAATACCAATGCAAACTTAACCTGGAGTGGTACTAATTCATGGTCAGGTACAAGTACCTTTTCAGGTGCTACTTCGTTTACAGGAGCTGGTTCTTTTGTTATTTTTGATGAAGGTTCTTCTGAATCGACACCAGGATCTAACAAAGTTAAGCTTTATGCAAAGAGCGATGGATTTCTTTACTCTAAAGATGATACTGGAATTGAATCCAATGTTGGTGGTGCTACTTTACTAACTGGTTTAAGTGATATTGCCTCCAGTGTAACCTATAATCCAGGATTGATATTAATTGCTAATGGAACTCAGTTTGATTCTGTAACTATAGTAGGTGATGGTACTATTGCAGCAGGTGGAACTTTAACTATTGTTGATAATTCCCACAACCATACTGAGTCTAATATTACAGACTTGAACCCTTTATCTGGGTTGCCTTTTGATAAGTCTATAGTGATTGAATCTCCAGTAACTTTAGATAGTTGGGATATATTCTCATCAAGAAGTGCCGTTACTTTAGATCGTATTGATGGTACGCTACAAAGTTCAGGAACCATTATATTTGATTTTTTTGTAAACGATTCAGCAGTAAATGGATCTTTTATTACTCTTACTAACGCAGGAACGTTTGATAGTTCTTTAGGTGGAACAACGTCATTAACAACAGGAGACGTTTTAAGTGTTCAAATATCAACAGTATCAGGTGATGTAACTTGGGCTATGCCTCAAATATCAGGGAGTTATGACTAATGAAAAAGATAATATGGATATTCTTATTATCACTTATGGCAGTAAATGGACATGCAGCCTGCACAGGTGAGATTAAAAATGCCTACAAAAACACTACGTATAAATCCGTTATTGTAGAAACTGAGTATAAGATCAATGGGCAGGTAGTTAACGGGCAAGGCTTACCATGTGCTTTTGATACCAACGAAAAAGTTTTTAAAAGAAATGGAAAAGTATGTATAGGTGGTGAGGGTTTTAATAAACTTTCTGGCACTGATCTTGGTATTATAGAAAGAGCTTTGGCTGGCGTAGCTGAACATTGTGGGAACATAATTTCCCGACTGGAAGCTAATGCAACATTTATTAACGACGAAAAAGCTAAACGAATGGAATATCTAAAGTTGAATAGAGATTCAGATAATATAGTGCTGGGGATAAAAGATGCTTTAATAGGGCAAATAATAACCGTAGATGAAAAAAATATAATCTTTAAGGGGAAAATAATCAATGTTAAAGCAGACAGCACTCATAGTATTACTGATATTGTTGAATAGTTCTTTTGTAGAAGCCTACGACTGGACGCAGGACGCAGATGCAGAGGCGACTTGGTTATTAGATGTCTCAGACAACCCAACTCCTGATGCTACAGCTTCCTTTGATGGAACAGTAACAGGAGCTACTCATGCAACTGCTAGTCCAGCTAAAAGTTATTCCACAGGTTACTATACTTTCGATGGTAGCAATGATGAGATAAACTTTGGAGATATTCCTGCTATTGATGATTCTTCTATTGTTTCAGGAGTTGCTTGGGTTTATCAAAATAACATAACACAAGACCATTGGATTTTTGGTCACTACAATGGAACTAGTGGATTGTTTTGGATGTTTGATGATACGTCAGCAGGATCAGGTAGAACTGATATTTATAGAATCTTTACAAGAGAGTCAGCAGGTGCAGGTCAAGGTCTTGTTAACTTAGAAACTCCTACTAGTGGGGCTACAGCAGGTGATTGGGAACATGTTGCTTTCTCATGGCAAGCTAATGTTAGTAGTGGATTAAGGTTGTGGGTTGATGGAATTGAAGTTGCAGATAGTCCTGTATCAACAGTAGGTAACAATGATTTTGGTTTAACTAGTGCAGACTTTAGAGCTGGTGAAACTAATACAGGCGTAAGTGATAGAAATGGTAGGCAGGATGAACTTGGGGTTTTTACAGTCATATTAGATGGTACAGACATTAACGATATTATGACCAATGGTTTACTACAAGCCGTTGTGACATCAAGAAGAATAATGATAATTAACTAAGGATTTTAATGAAAAGATTATTTATATCAATATTAATATTATTATCTAGCCAAGCTTACGCTGAGACTGTTACCGTTACAATCCCCTCCCAAGTTTCAAGCTTTATGGATACAAGACATTACGACCCTAGCGAGATTGATGCCTTGGCTCTGCCAGCTAACACAAACGGAGAGAAAACATACTACGTTGATGGCACAAATGGTGACGATGATGAGTGTAATGGTCTTTATCCCACCTATACTGGTGGTGGAGCTGTTTGTAGTGCTGATGCAAATGGACCTTATAAGAGCCCAGAAAAACCTTTTAAACAATATGAAGGGCATCAATATGGAGAGAGAGTTTTATTCTTAGCTGGAGAATACATAATCACATCAGCTTTAATGGACAATGTTCGCGTTTTTACAGACAATGTTTTAAAAAATACTGATAGCCATTGGAATACAATAGCTCCTTATGGTGATGGTGAGGTTATATTTAATTTATCTGAGACAGATCAGCTAGGAACGTTTACTACTCTTTCTGGCAATATTTATCAAGCATCTTATGGTGGAACCTGGTCAAGTTCTGATCCTGTAGATTGGGCTGTATTAGATTATAATGCTCAAAGTGCAAGACAGTCTATTGGGTATACAGGAACAGATAGTTCAGGCTCAAGTAATAAGACAACCTCAATGGTAGATACTTCAAGTAATATTGATGCTTCGTGCAGTCAAGCTGTAACAAGGGATTTTGTTGATTTAACTTGGGATGATTGTGTCCGAACTGGAAGTTTAACAACGGATTTTGTTGGAGGAATTATTTGGAATATTACAGATGATTCGTGGGGCGTGGTGACTTCAATTTCAACTACAACAAACTCTAATGATACTATCAACTTCTCTGCTGGTTTGTCAGGTGGAACAGACAATGATTTTGATAACGGAGATAGCTATGCTGTTTATGAAATGGGAGCTGATGGAGAATTTACAACAATAGGAGGATCTTTCTTTATTAGATCTGATTCAGGCAACCCAACATCAAGGAACCTTATTGCACAGCAAATTATAGCCAGTAGTTCTTCTTCTAAATTTGTACTAAGAGGGCAAGCTAAGAGATGGCTTTTATATGGAATAACTCTGATAGGAGCTAACAATATTGGGGTGGACTTTCAAGGCGACGGGATGAAAGTCAAAGTTCAAAAGTGTCGTTTCATGTTTAATGGTAAGTCGGGAGCAAGTTATTTCGGTGACGGCATGACACAGAAGTTCTTTAAGAATTTCTGGTATGGGAATGTAATGGCTAATTGGCCTAGAGGAAATTATTACGGAGGGAATGGTGGTTGGACTAATGCTATGACAAATGCTGGGTATGCTGATTTAGTTGATGGGAATATTACACTTGATAATGGAGGGGAAGGAACTCCGTCTGCAACAATAACACAAAACAATATTTCATATAACAACTGGTCAATGGGGATATATGTTGGAGATTTAAATCCATCCCCAAACACAGGATCAGTTACTAATAATGTTGTTGTTAATCCTGGTTATGACGCGACAGAAGCAGAGTCTATGTTTTATTTACAGTCAGCTTATAATTCATCTGATAGAACTTATACTAAGCAAAATACAAACGCTTATGTTAATTTGTCTAATGAGAATAGTGGGCCAGGAAATCCCCCTACTGGATGGGAGTTCTACAACAATCTAATTATTGGTGGACGTATTGGAGTTTATTTTGAGAGAGATACAGCACACATGGTTAACAGTGTGATAGCTAATAATACAATAATCCTTTCCCCAGATCAAACAAGATTTGACCCTGACTTTGGTATAACTTCTGGAGTGTTTTATCCAACAACATCTAGTGACACGGGTAATGTTTTCAAAAATAACTTAATTATATCTTCCTCTTTAAATACTGATGCTCAGCATTTCTTGGTTCAAACATACAGAGGGACGGATTATTCTGGATATGATTGGGATCAGAATGTGTATTCTTTCCCAAGTAATGAACTTTTCTATCCTGGAAGTAGTGCAAGTTTTTCCACTTGGAAGTCAACAACAGGTTTTGATGCAAATTCAGTAATGGTAAATAGTCAACTATTAGACACTACGTCTGATTTTTTAGATATGTCTTTATTGGATAAGTCTGCTATGAAACTTGTGGCAGGGTCACTAGCTATTGATACAGGAGCAGATCTAAGCAGTTCGCTTTCTACAGACTATGATTTTGGGACGAGACCTTTTAATTCTACATTTGATGTTGGTGCTTTTGAGTATTTAGCTACCCCTAATATCCCAGATTTAGCTTTGGATGAAGAGGCTTGCTCTGTTGATGGAGATTGTTTAGCTGGGAGTCAATGTTGTAGTTCTGTATGTAAAGAAGAAGCCTGTGGCTCTGGACCAGATTGTACTTTAAATACATTTTCGTGTTCTGATAGTACAGATTGTTGTTCTGGATATTGTTGTAGTGATGTATGTGTTGCAAGTTCATGTCCTGAAGCTGGAGATTTAAACATCGCAGTATTTAAAACTGCTGTTGCTTCAAGTGATAGAGGAGGTAATGTTGCTAGTGGCGTTACTGACAATATTATAAGCTATTTCAATATGTGGCAGAGTAAAGATGTTTTCTATGACGACCCTCAAACTCAATGGGTTTATGTTGATTTAGAGGCTGGTTATTTTATTGGTGGAGCTACAATTGAGTGGACGGCAACTTATACTAATGGGTATGCTCAAACATACTCAATACAAACATCTGACAATGCAACAGATTGGACCACAATATATACAACCACAGAGGGGAATGGAGGTCAGGATATTATTACTGGCCTGTCTGGATATGGTCGATATGTTAGACTACTTTGTGATGACCCAAACAATGCCTCTGGAGGCTACCAAGTGCCAGAGTTTAAAATATATGAAGGGTCTTCTGAAGGATCTTCAAATCCAACGACAGTAATTGGCACTGTTACATGTCAAGGGGTTACATTTAATTAGATGCAGATTCAACATTTAAAAATAAACGCAGGAACAATATTAATATTAACGTTTGGGATTTTTATTCTTAACCTTGTATTAGTGTATAAGATAGGTGTTTACGATGAGAAAATTGGGTACCTTGAGGATCAGAACAAAGACTTTATGGAGCTTAAAGATGAACTTCTTAAAAAAGGAGCTTTAAATGAGTAAAGGTGGGCGTAAAGGAAGTAATAAAGGTAACAAAAAAGGGGGTCGTAAAGGTGGGAGAAAAGGAACTAAGCGATAGGATGGTCGATTTGGAACTAAAACATGTACTTGCCTCTGAAAGTCAAAAAGCTCTTGATTTAAAAGTTGAAGACCATAGGGAAGAACAGATTGAGATTAACAAAAGACTTACTGATATGCTGTCAGAAGTTAAGACAACTGTGTATGGTCATTACAACTCTCCGGAGAATGGTCTTGTAGCTCAGACTAAGAAAAATACAAGTTGGATTGATGAGAAAAATGGGTGGCGAAATACTACAATTAATATTGTCTATAGAGCAATAATTCTTGGATTGATTGCTATAATATTTAATAAAGTGAGTGGTCAATGAGTGAATTAACTTTACAGCTTACAGCTTCTCTTAGAATTATGTGTGTTGCTATATGGGGGCTGATGTATGGTTTAGGAGGTATGTCTCACAAACCTATGAGGCGTTACTATGGTACAGCATTGTTAGTAGGAAGTTATTGTTTGTTTAGTGGGTTAGAGGGTACATTCAGTTGGTGGTATTTACTGTGTTATCCACTGTTAATAGCTGCTACTTCAATAGGATACGGGGCTGATTCCGTTGCGATGAAGATATGGAAACGATTCTATTGTGGTGCAGCATATTCTTTCGCAGCATTGCCAATTGCTTTTGTTACTGGTAATTGGACAATGTTTGCTTTACATACAGCTCTTTGTCTTTCTGTCAGTATTGTTTTAGGGGTTATAAATCCTGTTACGGCACGGAAAGAAGAGACGTTAATTGGTACAACAATTGGGTTGATACCTTTATTTATGGTTTAACAAATGACCAATAAGTATAGTATTACTATACATACTGGGCTTTTAATAAACTCTAAGGAGATTGAAAATGGAAGTAATAAATACTATTGTTAATTATGTTGTTGAATATTTGCCAATTGCATTACAGATTGTTGGTGGATTTGCTTTAATTGCAATTAAAACACCTAATAAAGTTGATGACAAAATATTACAAATTGTAATGGATGTTATTAATTTCTTAGGAGCCAATTTAGGCAAGGCAAAAAACAATGAGTAATATTAAATTCAACGTCAACGTATTTGGTGAAGCCGTTGGTAAAATGGCTGAGGCGACGAGTGAGATCGCCAAAGCCCTTACCAAATGGTTCGGTTCTTCTGATCATAGACGCATGACTAAAGGTATTAGACATGGTGATAAGATCGTCAAGAGGATCAAAGAACTTGATTTAAATGACAAAGAGCTAAACAAACTAATGGAGAAATGGGACGATAAATATAATAATTAATCCAGTGAGAGGAAATCTAACTTGTTATCAACAATAATTTGCATTAGATTTAATCCTATTATATTTACCCTGTTCTCTCCTAACTCCATTTGATTCTCTTCATCTATTGCATGGACTATTTCATGGAGAAATGTTTCACAGAGTCTTGTGTTTTTCAAGCCACTCTGGATCAGGATTACTCTTTCTTCTGCCCTACATTCTCCCCTTAGCTCATCTCCATTTTCATCTATTATTTTCTTTTTTCTTACAACTTTATAGACATGGGGGCCTACTTTTATTTTTTTAGGTATTTTCATTTCATCTCCATTGGTATTACAATTGGATTTATGCCTCTCTTAGTGTATTGGACAACTCCACAAGATACAATTGGTTTATACCTGAAAGCCTTGCCATATTCAAAGGCATAGCGTTTATTGTCAATCCCACATCCAACATTCATTCCAAACAGAATCTTATCAGGTGTTGCATAGTACTGTACTCCGGCCCATGAATGTATATGACCAATTACTGTACTAATTCCATTGTTCTGAGCAGTAGTTAAAGCAGCATTCTTACCACTCATTCCTGTACCATGTATGTAACGGACTCCATCAAACATAAATTCAAAGTCATCTTTCCATCCTTTTGGAAGGTTCCATATTTCTCTAAAGTTTTGAAAACATCGCTTAGGAAGACCAACTGTCTTACCTTTTCTATCAACAAGGTTGTCATGGTTGCCACGGCATAGGTAAAGTTCGGGAAATGCCTTAAACCAGTTTTTAAGGTGTTTATCAGTTTCTCTCATTTCATTCTCTGGTGACCAGCCATCTGGATCATGTTCATGGTAGCTTATACTGTGATTATCAACCAAGTCTCCAATATGTACTACTCGGTCACATTTGTAATGTTTCTCAATTCTTTTTAAAAACTTAAGGTATTTAGAATGTTCAAATGGTAAATGAGTATCCCCAATGATTAAAGTATTTTTCATTACTCCCCCTTGTTGTTAGTCAATATTGTTAGTAGCTGGTTGAGATTCATCTGATTGATTTAGATATTGATCTTCTACAGACTTAATATGAGCTATTGCACAATCTTTATCACATGTAAATAACTTGTCAATTGGTTTACAATCCATCATAAAGTCAACATCAAAATGTTTTGTCTTTGTGTTGAATCTTAGTACAGACTTGTTTGCCCAGAACCAACAAACCCCATTGTCTTCATAGTAAATCTTTCCATCTTCTTCTTTACAAGCTTGGATCCATTCAGTTATTTTCATCTCGCCCCTTCACATTTAGTTTAACAACAGAGATAACTTCAGTTGTTTCATATTTTCTTTTAGCTACAATATATATTTTAGTTCCTTCTTGTTCATTTAACTTTTGTGCCCACTTGGTTACATAGTCTATAAACAACATTGTGTCGAAGTCTCCTTCTGCATTGAACTCTGATGTTTGTAGTACGTAATTAGGAGCTTTCCAGTTCCAGTAAGTATTTTTATACTTGACTCCCTTTTTGTTTAATTCTTCAATGTCAGGTATAAGTTTCATTTAATCTCCTTAGATATTGGCTTGTATTAGAAACCAGGTTGAAAATAATAAAAAGTAAATTGCGTCTTGTATTTGTCCTACTATTGCAAAACATACTGATACTCCAAATGATATTGCTGTTAAAGCTGTCATTAGGTTGTTCCAAAAGTTACTCACTTTAATGTCTGAAACATGCAGCCTTTCACTTTGTTCTGCTATTGTTTCATATAGTTTTTTCATTTTAACTCCTTGTTGTTGATTGTTATAGTAATGTGTATGCAGCATGAAGCCACCCTACAATAAAGCCACCTATAAACGATAAAATACATATTGTTAAGCTATTCATTTCCATTTCGTTTCTCCCTTCCATAAGGTTGTTCTAGTTCGCCTGTTTTTAATTCCTTGTTTGACCATCTACCGTACCTTGTTTTACAGTCCATACAGTGTAGTTCACTTATTCCATCATAGTGTTCAGGCATAGTGAACGCATATTCAACATATTGAAAGTGTGTTGATCCACATTTACATTTCTCTGGTCCCATTACTTTACTCCTTTTGCCGGATTATTATTAAACCACATTAGAAACAGTAAGCAACAAACTGCATGAGCTAAGTGATTCTGTCCTGTTTCAGGATCCTTTATTTCTCCTTCTTTCCATGCTGTTAAATGTCTCATTGCTGCTGCAAAATATCGATTGTGAGGGTTGCTAACTCGTTTCCAATTATTGTCTGAGTATTTACAGGCTCCAAAAGTTAGTACACGAACTACCTGACTTACTTCTTTGTAGGGTAATAAATCCCATCTTGCTTTCTCTTGGTCATCTTTTCTACCTAGTAACATTATTTCTTCTCCTTTACTAATTCATAAAGAACCTTAGTTGATCGTTTATCACTTAGTTTTATTACTTTATTTTTCTTTAATTTAGTATAGATATTTCTTACAGACTGGTAATCAAGGCCAGTTTCTTTTGATAAGTCAGCTGCTGCGTAAGGTCCATTGTGTTTAAGAAATTGAACAACATTTGCTTCAACTTTATTATTGGTTTTATGTCCAACTGGAATTAACATTAGTGCTGGTTCTTCAATTAACTTAAGTACAATTCTTTTTTCAACTTGAGCATTACGTTGAGTATCACATGTTACTGTTCTGGTTTCTTCTTTCTTGTTATAGAATACTCTTAAGACATGAGTTGCAAATGCTTTCCAAACGAACGATCCCATTATAGCGTTATCACCTTCATCAATTGGATTACCATTTTGATCTATTTTACCTCTGTGTTGGTGATGAGCAATTATAAATGAACAATTTAAGTCGTCTTTAAGTCTTCTTGTATTACGACAGAACATTCTAGCTGCTTTGTTATCACTTAAATCACCTTCCATTGCCATATACAAAGGGTCAATAACAATTACTTCAGGTTTGAAATTGTGAGTTTCATTGTACTCTTGGATATCAGATGCAAGCTTTTCATAACCTTCATCAGTATCTAAGGACAATGCAGGTGGAAACATATGTCCCCATCGTTTAGGGTCCCAGCTTAATCCACCTTGTTGGATTGCTCTAGATACTCGGTCTTGTGTTTCTTGCATTGAACCTTCTGCTTGTATATACAATACATTTAAAGGTCGGGCTACTTCGTAGGCTCCGAGAAAAGGTTCGCCACATGTTAAGGCAAATGCCATTTGGAATGAGAGGAAAGATTTACCAGCTTTCTCAGGTGCTAATATAATTGCAATATCGTTTTTCCAAAGAAAGTTTTCAATAAGATAGTTATTAGTTTCAAAAGGAATAGATAGAAGTTCCTCACCTGACATTATTGGTTTGGCTAGAATTTCTTCTCTGATCCTATCAATTGCTAATTCTTCTTCTGTTTCAATACGAGGTATTGATGGGTTACCTTGGTTATTACTTGGTTCTTTATTAGGATTTCTATTTACTCCATTTATTTCCATGAGCATTTCATTACTCTCAAAGAAGTCTTTATCGGATTGATGGGTCATTGAGACCTCCTATTCCATGCTTTAATTGCATCTTCCTTGAATTCATAGCCATCAATACATTGCTTACAATTTGCATACAGACACTTGTCATTAAAACAATCAAAAGTAACACAACCTATATCATATAATTCATTCATCCTTTTAACCATTTTGGCTTCGTCACCACAGTAAGGACAAGATTTTAATTTATCTTTCATTTATCCTCCGTTTCAACTTGTTTGATAACGCAGTCTTTATAGATTGTAAAATGGAATTCAGGCACTAGTTCTTCTTCACTTTTAAATTCAGTGTCTTCTAAATCATCTTGTCCACACATATAAGCAAATACAAAAGACTTTTGAAAATGAACGTGAAGATCTTCAATATCTTCTTCGGTGAAATTGTACATACGAAGTAACGGTTTACATATTGTCCAATAGTTAGTAAAATGGTGCAAAGCTTTTTGATTTAATTCATTCATTTGAGACTCCAAGTTCATATATTTTTACAAGAGTATAATCTTCTTCTTCACAGTGATTTTTAGACCAGGTACCTTCCCAAACAATTGAATCATCTAAGCCAAACTTTTCAAATATTATGTCGTACAGACATTTGTCTAGGTTTTGACCATCTTTACGTTTGATTGTGCCGTTCTTGTTTAGAAACCTGCCGTAATATTCTACTTCTATTCTAAGTCTTTCTACAGGTGGTTTTAATGCTGGAATTAAAGGGTAAACTTTGTTTTTAAAGTCTGTAACAGACTTATCTAAATACATTTGTTTAGTTCGGTAGTTAATCTTATACATTTGATTAACTGATGGTGGTAGTGCAGGTAATTTGAACGCCATTAACATTTGCTTTCCTTGGTTACTAGTTAATAGAACGTCAACGCTTTATTTCAGAATGTGGGATTAGTTTTCGATCTTGATCTTACATCTTCTAATGTCTTTTAACATTGTTTCTAACATTTCGATTATTTCTTTCTTTGATTCTGCTATTACTTCTAATGGATCTATTGTATGTCCGTACTCGGTACCAAAGTATTCGGCAACTCTTACCCAACCATTTCGGTCTTTAATGAGTATATATTTCCATGTTACTCCATCGTTCATTATGCTTCCTCCTCCATCCATCTTATGTATTTTTCTACTACATAAAGGCATTTGTCTAGTTCATTGTAAGGTATTGTTTTTATTCTTTTATGGCGAAATTTGATACATTTCTCATAAGCTTTTATTACTTCTTCTAGGGTCATGCTTCCTCCAAGGCGTTGCGAATATGCTGTATTCTTATTCTAGGTGGCGTAGTTTGGTCTTGTTCGTCACGCGCTTTATCAAACAAGTCTAAATAATGCTCTTTGGCTATTTGAGCTAAAACCTTAGCCCCTTTTTCGGACATATAGTATTTTTTATCATCCCCTAGTGCTAATAACTTATCCTCCAAGGTTTTAGGAAAATCTTTTAACTCTTCTTCTTCAATCCGTTCAATAACTTCTAAAGTTAATAATTCAACTATAGCTCCTGGTGTATAATAGATACTTAGTTTTTCATAGTCTACAACTTGCTCTTTTCTAAAAAAATCTGTATCATAAATTACTCTGACTTTTTTCATTTGGCCCCCATATCTTAGGATTATTAATTAAAGCCTTCGCCTGTATATTACAAGTTGCTTCTGATAGAACAGTA